GGCTATCGGTACTTTGAAATTTTTCTACCCGCATAAATGCAGGTAGTGACTCGACAGTACCCGTAAATTTACATCCGTTGATACCCCATGCGCGGTACGCATACGGATAAGACCCAGATGCAAAATTAGCGCAGGCCCAATAGTTCGCATAGAACTCGTGCGCGATACATCCGTCCAACAAAATAGTGGGCGCGTGAGCTGACCACGAAATCCATTTGCAGGAGTCGTATGTATTCTGGACACTCGTGATGAACGCAGTCTGTAGCGTACCGCTAATCGGCGAAAAACTGGCGTTTGGATTTCTTGTCGCGTACATGCAGAGATCAGCACGAACCTCTACGTTTCTGAAGACGTTAAGTTCGCCGCGCCCGTTCCAAATACCAATTCGCCCCAACCCGCTATTTGCCGTGGTATTTGTCCCAAGATATACCACCACGTTTTCGTAGGTGTTGAACTGCGCGTATGGTGCCGTCGTACACCGGTCGATGTAGATACCAACTCTCGCTGAAAACGATATGAAGTACATGCTGCTGACAACGCAATGGTCAGTGCTCGACATGTCGATAATGTATTCAGTGGACGTAGAAAAAATCTCCGCCCGTCCATCGCTCACAAGTTGTACGTAGTCCCGCTGCGAGCAATCCAGTGTGCTGCTTACGAGGTACGTTCCCTCTGGGAAAAATATGCGTACCCGACCAGCGCCGCCCGAAAGCTTTGTAGGTGCGTATGCGTTCGCACGATTCGGCACACAGTCAAGTGCAGCTTGGATCGCATTTGTACAATCAACCGCAGCAGTCAGCCCACGAACAGCATTGATCTGCGTCTGGGTCATAAAGTCAAAGACGTTGACTGTACGATCTAACTTCTCTTGAATTGTGGACTCAACGCAGTTGAGTTTTCGCGGCGTGAAGATACCGCCCTGCACCGACGCCTCAGTCACGCGCAACTCAATGCGGGAACCCGCAGCAAACGAGTTGGCCGTGGAGCCTTCCTGTGCCCGCACCACGGTCATGGAGTCGCCTGACCGCACTGTGACCTTGATCACCTCGAACGTGCCGCCTGTGCTCTCCAGCGTGGCGTAGAAGTAGTCGGTCGCGGCCAGCGCAGGGAAGCTGGCCCCGTTGCCCGTCGTCAAGACGATGCCCGTGTCCGAGGCGCTGATCGCAGTTGCCAGCGTGCCAGAGGCGTTGTTCTTCAGTTGAATTCCCATATTCACTCCAGCAGGATGTACGAGCCGTCTTCTTGCAGCAGATCATCGCCGTCTTCAAGCAGCAAGTTGTTGAGGAGCGCAGAGGTCTGCCTCCGAATGCGCCGCATGATCAGGACGATGTTTAGTGCCATGTCAGCCTCGCAGCACCACGGTTACGTCGATAGCGTTGGCCGCGCCGCCTGTCACTACTGGGCGGATGTACATCGCAGCCGTTGTGAACTCGAACAGCGCGTTGGCAGTCGCAGTGATCACAGTGCCGCCCAAGTCCTTCATATCGAAGTAGGTCACGCCGTCGTTGGACACTTGCAGCCCAACGGTCGCGCCGCCGAAAGTGCCGCCGAACTGCACAGCGCCCGCTACAGCGGCCTGCGCGGCGACAGGGAAGGCCGTAAGGGTGTCGCCAGTCACGATGTCTGCCCACGTCACACGGGGCGTCTTGCCCGACTGGGTGGCGACAAAATCAAAGGTAGGGGTTACGGTAGCCATGTTGTGTCCTTTCAGAGAAGCAGATAGTCGTCGGCGTCATCAATGATCGCCCGGATGGTTGCCGCAGTGATGCGGTGCTCAAAGCGGCTGTTGGCCGGGAACGGGATCGCCATCGTGCTCTCCTGTGCCCGAACCATCGTCATCACGTCATCGGTGCGGGCCGTGACCTTCACAATCTCAAAGTTGTTGTTGACATCACTGAGCGTGGCGAAGAAGTAATCGCCCGAGCCAAGGATGGGGAACAAAGACCCTTTCCCGGTTGTCACGGTCAGCGATGTTTGTGTGCTACTCACCGAAAGCGGGACAAGGGCGGTAGCGTTGTTGGTCAGTTTGATTCCCATGTCAGGCTCCAAAAGGTTGCATCCGCACGCGCATGGTGCCGCGCACGTTGCCGAGGTTGGCCCGAGCACGTCGCTCTGAGGTCTGGTAAACGTACTGCTTGGCGTGGTACGCAGCAAGCTCACGATCCGACCACGCTTGGTTCGGCAACACCAGAAGATGTTGCAGCGCCCCGTGCATGATAACCTCCTCCAACTCGTCGAAGATCACCTCGTCCATCGCCGTCGCGTTCTTCTTGGGCTTGAGCGCCAAGAACATGCGGCACCGGTAGGGCTTGTCGTTGTTGGGCAGCGGCAGGATGATGTACTTGTCCGGCGTCACTTGTGTGATGGACTGGGGAGTGCTGGCATCGGCGATGATGGCGTCAGGCACCGTGAAAGCAGCCTGATCATTGAACAGCACCTCGTTGTACTCTGGGGCGTTGAACGTGCTGGTCGAGGGTGTCTCGCTCCACGCTACTGCCGGAGCCTGCCCGCTGTAGAGGTCAGCCCACTGTGGGTACAACTCGATGGCTTTCTCCATCGTCAGGCGCTCCAAGGGGCGGTCATTGACCACCGCCTCGAACATCACATGCACATCGGTTGTCACTGGCTTGTTGTAGGCGTACTCACTGACACCGGGCAACAAGTTGAACAACGGCACTTGGTAGCGCCAGTACAGCGTGCGCTCGCACGTGCGGATGGCCGAGTCGCGGATGTACTGCACGATGGTGGCGTTGGGGCACCCCGGCACAGAAGCCTGCACACGGGGCACGAGGGAAGCAAAGGTACGGTCGGCCATCAGATCACCTGTCTCGGGTCTTGCCCGCCTGCTTCGGTATCAGTGATCGTGCGCGATTGCAGCGATACACCCAACCCTTGGACAAACGAGTCTTGGAACAGCTTGGCACGGCCTGAGTTGACATGCTCGTTGTCGATGGACTCAGCCAAAAACACCACCCCGTCTACAGTCGTAGGGAAGTAGGCATCAGTGGGGAACGTGATCTCTTGATTAAGGGTGTAGTTAGGCGGCGTCTGGGCGTACTCTCCAACAAGCACAACCCCCGCAGCAGGGCGGGGGGACACGAAGAACCTGTTGGGATTGCGCACATGGCGCATGAAGTTCACAGGCTGGCCGGGAGTCTCGCGCACCCAACCGGGGGCTGTGCGATCCAGTGTCTCGCGGTCGGCTTCCGTGACGGCATCGCCGTCCTTGACTTGAAAGATTTCGATCAACCGTGTCGAGTCAGCGGGGCAGCTTTGCAAAACGGTGTTGGCCGTAGTCGGGAAGTCCGCGATCACCGCGAACAGATCAGGGCGAAGCATCACCATGCGCTTGAGCGTCTGATTGACGAACCCCAGCAGCACCGTGTCGCTGTAGCGAAACGGCGTCTTGGTGTCTTGGATCAGACGACGCACTTCAGTGATGACTTCGTTGGGTGTCATGCAGGCAATCCTCGTGAGGCTTCTTCAGCCAGTTCAGGAGAAGTATACGCCGGAGCCTCTGGAATGTCAGCAGTTGACAAGTCAAGCGCACCCTTCTTCTTGCGTCCAGTTACCTTCACAGCCTCTGCAACACGCTGTGCAGCGGCAGGCGGGATGAACCGCTCAGGGTAGGCGATCTCCTCGGGCACGACTTCGCAATCTGGGTTCTTTGCCAGAATCGGGTTGAAGTCATAGATGAAGCCATCGCTCTTGACTCGGATGTACATTTTGCTCATTTGTTCAGCTTCTTTAGTGTCTGGGCCAAGCGTGCGCGTTGACCCATCTTCCCCGGCTTTTTAGCTGCCGCAGCCAGTTTCGCGGCGGGGATCGTCTCCCCCTTCTTCACACCCATTGCCTCGCGCAAGGCACCGGGTTTTTTGATTGCACCTTTGATCCATTTCTCAGCCATTATCGGTACCTCGCGGTTTTCTTTGCGACAGATTTTGGTTGGGCTACGAACTGCTTCCCCGCAGCTTTGCCCATGCGTTTTGCACGTGTTGTTGCAGCGTACTCAGCAGGGCTAAGACTCTTAATTGCAGCTTCAGGAAGGTATCGTTCACCCGTGTCAGAAGATTTTTTACCACTTTTGGTTCTCCATTTTTGATCGCCCCAGTCTTTGAGGCTTTTCTGTGGGGCTTTCATGTCAGTCCCTGTACCCGCCGCCAGCGGCCTTGTACTTCTTGGCAACGAGTTGTGCTTTGCGTGCGCTCCATTGCCCAGCCCCAGTACCCTGCACCGCAGCAGACTTCACCTGCGACACGATCCGCTTGCGCAGTTCGGGTTTGGTGTAGTTGCCAGCGGCGTTGACCGTGGATTTGGCTTTAGGTTTGGTTGCCATGTCAGCACTTCCAAGCCCGCAGGCTCTTGTTGATCCGGCTGTTGGGGTCGTTGGCTGTCTTCTCGGAGGTGAGCTTCTTTTTCATACCCTCCATCCGGGCACAGAACGAATCCTTGCGCGGGCCACCTTCGGGCTGCGGAGCCTTCAGTCCGGGTTTACCCGGATTGGCCTTGTTGTAGGACGCACGCCCCTTGGCGTTCAAGCCGCCCTTGGGGTCTTTGCCTTCCTTGCGAGTCCATGCTGGTGTCTTTGCCATTATGCAATCCTCTGTGCAACAACGATTGCTGGTGGAGTTGCAGGAATCGCGGGGGTCACGCCGGGGCTGGCAGCAACCGCAGCGCGGTAGTGCAGCGTTACAGCGACATTCTCAGGATACCAGTAAATCTCAATGTACTGCCCTGCGGTGACAGTCTCAAAAATTTCGTATGCGAGGAGGTATGTACCTCCATCCCCGGTCTTAGGTACTGCTACGCGCCCGTTGGAGTTGGCAATGTTGGTTCCGTTCTTGGAAAACCAAACATCAACGAACCTGTCAGCAGCACTGGAATTGTTGAACTGCAAGCTGGCGTTGATGCGGTACGTACCTGCGACAGCAAACGTGATGCGCGTGTTGCTTGCAACTGTGATACCAGCGCCAGCCACCGCAGCCGTGGCAATTTCAACCGCAGTTGCAGCAGTCGTACTACCAGTCTGGTCTGCTGTATCTGCGTCGTAGAAGGAGGCGTAGGCAAGATTCGTGATCGTGTTGAACGGTACCTTGCCGCTCACCACGTCGATGTTGGTGACGTTCACCTCGCCCGTGCCCTTGGGCGTGATGTTGATGTCGATGTTGGTGTCGTCGCCCGTGGACGACAACGTGGGGCCATTGCCCGTTGCAGCGTTTGCCAGCGTCAGTTCATTGACTGCCGAAGCAGTCGCCGTAACCTTCAGCAACTCGTTGCCGTTGGTGTCGTTGACCCCCGTGGCAACACGAGGCGACGTAGCTGAGAGCGCCCCTACAACTGTGCGGCCTGTGCCCTTGGGCGTGATGTTGATGTCGATGTTGGTGTCGGTGCCGTCGGCACCCAACGTGTTGCCGTTGAGGTTCACACCCGCCGCAGCCGCGCTGGTTGCCAGCGTCGTGGACTCTACAAGCGTGAGGCCCGAGAACGAGCCAGTGATTGTTACGCCCGACAAGGTGCCGCCCGTGATAGCTACGGCCCCAGAGTTCTGGGTCGCCATCGTGCCGAGGCCCAGCGCCGTGCGGGCGTTGCTGGCACTGCCAAACGCAATGGCAGAACCCAGCGTGAGGTTGCCCGTGGTGGCCTGCACCGTGTTGCCGGTCAACTGCACGTTGCCAACCGAGGCCGACGTGGTGCCAACCTTCATGGCTGTAGCGACACCTGTGCCGCTGTAGACCGTCTTCTCAGTCGCGGTCGGGCCGTCGTCAACGTGCAGCAGTTGATCGAAGGTGGAGGCAATGGTGGAGCCGGTAAGGTTGGTTGGCATGTCAAGCCCTCTGGATCATTACTTCGATGGTCGAAGTCAACGGCGGAGCTTGAGAGAACGTCAGCGTCGTGCCGCTCACACCGTAGGTGTTCTTTTGCTGGTAGACCCCGTTGACGAACACCTGCGTGTTGTTCTCATTGCCGGGATCGTAGGTCAACGTGAAAGCAACTGTGCTTCCGTTGCCGGTGAAATTCTGAACGCGCTGGATACCAGCGAGGTCAATCGCCAAACCTTTGGCAAGTTCTTGTCGTGTGATCGCCTTCGTCTCGTTGGCGGTCCCC